TGCCGTGGCGCTGTCGTAAATGCTCTTCTGCAACGCGTCATAATCGCCGCCAGAAAGGGTTTGATATGCCCCCCCGTTGACATATTCCGGCGATTCGTAGCCGGAAAAATAAGCGGAGACGCCGTTCCCGCCGTTCATTGTCTTGCCGATATTGGACAGCGCCGACTGATAGATTTTCGCCCGCGCCGCGGCTCCGAGGGGCTTGCTGCTGTTGCTCGACCCACCACCACCCATCGCTTATTCTCCCGTCTGCTGCCGAAAAAAGGCCGGCCTCTTGTCGGATGCAAAATTGTGCCACCCGCAGCCCTGCCATTTTGGATACTGTCTTGTGGCTTTGCGCCTTATGGCGCTGACCATTCTGAACATCGACTCACCTTTTCTTACTGCGGCCTCCGCGACATAGAAGCATGTTCCATTGCTGACATCATACGGCCTGGCATAACTGTCAAACACGCCGTCAATGTCGTTTGGGGTAAGCCACCACCATATCGCAAAAAACCGAATCTCTCCGTCATCGTCTACCTTCAAGACGTACTGATCGAGGGTGATCGCCTCAAGAACTTCGGCCTGAAGGTGCCCGATCTGCGAAGGACTGTATGCACCACCCTGCTCAATCAAAAAGTCAACAGCCCTGTCAGTGACAAGGTTTGCAACGTGGAACGGCAAGGTTTCCCTTTTAAACTCAGGCATCGGCTGTCCTCCTGATGGACACTGAAAAACAGAGATACCGATTGCCGTCTTCCCTTTCGAGATCGGCCCACTGACAGCGGGGCGACTCGCTACTGACATCAAACGCCTTGCAACCGATATAAAACCCCCACCCTTTCCTCGCCTTGAAAGACAGGAAGATTCCAGGCAGCGGAATGAAGGACCGGAATACCCTTGCGTTCTTGTTCGACCAATCTCTTGACCAAGGCCACACCATTTGCCCGAAGGATATTGCCACGCCAAGGCCGAAGGGGAAACAAAAGAGGGTTTCCTTCCCGACCTTCTCGCCATCGACGGGCCACGGCTCCATGCGGAAGAAGATTGACCATGCTCGTTCCCAAGGCTTCGCCACGTCGCCCCCTGTCAGCACTTGATGATAAAATTTGCAGCCATGGTCGGCTGCACGTTGTTGTGCGCCTGGCCGCCCCCGGCGGAGTCGTGCGTATGGCTGCCGGACACCATCAGGTAATCCGTCCCTTCCTCCTGCACGTTATATTTTACGCCATAATAACTCTGAACCAGGGACGAGGCGCTGCCGTGGTCGTGCGCGGGCATTTCATTGACAGACAGAGTGTGCGTCTCTGCGCCCTGCGTAGCACCCATCGACGACGCGCCAGATAGGACGCCGGCGGCTGCCCCGCCCATGTTGTCAAGACCGGCTGGTACTCGGCCGCGCATGTCAGGCACATTAAAGGTCGTGCTCCCGTCGCCAGCGCCGAAAGCCGTGCCTATGGCGGCAAACAGGTCGGCATAGGTTGTGCGGCTGACAGGTTGCCCGTAGCACAGAAGCCACCCGTCAGGTGCGGTGCTTCCGGCGTAGGAGATATAAGCGCCAACGGGGACGGCCGCTGGTAGGTCGACCCACGATCTTTCGCCACTGGCGGAACTCGACAGAAGTTGTCCGTCGGCGGTCGGGTTGCCAAGCGCAGGCTCGGCACCACCAACAGACGCAGATATGGACGCAAGTTCCGCTTTCGCCTGGTTGAGCAAGGACACCAGGTCCTCGATCTGCCTGTCGATGTATGGGTCCGAGAATGTTCGAAGTTTTATGGCAGAGTCCATGTCAGCGCCCTATCGAAAACCAGAAATTGTGATTCCCCGATGGCGTCGGCCCGCCATTCACCATTCGGAACCCCGTCGTCGTCACGTTTCTCTGGAGGATTATTGTGTCGCCAGTATCAGACGAGGCCCCCCCGCCGATAAACACGCCAAGGCACTCTGTTGGAAAACCGACAGGAAAAGTAATGTCGCGCCCTGAGTTATTGGAAATCGAGGCAGTTGCGCCCCATTGAATAAGAATCCCGCCAGGAAACCAATAGTAGTGCTCATTGGTCCCGATGCTTTTGTTTCCGGCAAAACCCGCCGCCGTCATGGCCTTTGTCGTGTCCGTCCCGGCGAGGACTTCTTCTGCCGTCGCCAGCTCGACGAGGCCCTTCGCGGATTCGCTTGCAACGAGACTTGCGACAAGGGCCGCGATGCCGGCAGGCGTGGCTGCCCTTGCTTCGTCTGTACCGGCGAGGACTTCTGCTGCCGTCGCCAGCTCGACGAGGCCCGTACCGCTATCGGTAGCCGGGCGGTTATCAAGGACATGTTTGACGTTGGCCGGCGTGGTTGCCCTTGCCGTGTCCGTCCCTGTCAGGGCTTCCGCGTTGGTTGACAGTTCCACCTTGCCTGCGGCGGACTCGCTGGCCGACGTTGCAATGGTTATCGGGGTGATCCCCCTCGGGCTGACATTGGTTCCGGTGGCGGTGTCGGGCAGGCATGAACTTGCCTTGACGGACGTGATGGGGCTCACCAGGACTGAATCGAGAAGATAAACCGTCGTCAGGCCGGTCACGCCACTGTAAGATGAGCTTGCGACTTCGGAAAACACATCGGACCCGTCGCAGGTCAGGCAAAGGCGACGATACTGTAAATAAATGTCTGTGTGGTCGCCCTCGACGGTAAACTCGTAGGCCCCGACGTAGGTAGCAGCATGGGTCGGCAGGGCGATCCATGCACCGCCAGCCGTTGCATCCTCAAGCGGTGTGCCGTCTGCCGCAATCGCCATGTCAAGCCGGTCGTCCAGGGAAGGCTTACTCCCGGCGGCAAGGTTCAACGCAGACACAATCTCGTTTATCTTCGATACGATGGTGTCGAAATTCTGGTTTACCTGGGCGGCGTCAGCGTAGTTCCCGGCGCCGTTCGCAAAGGTGTAGGGTTTTGTGATCTGATTGATTGGCACGTTAAAAACCTCCTGCAATGCGAAACTTTGCGTCGAACCCCTTGAATAAGATTCTGCTGCTGGTCTTGATTTCAAAGCTCACGACATTGCCCCTGGCACCGTGGAGCCAGTACGGCTCACTCAGAGAACTTGTCCTGCCCCACACGGAACTTCCCCAATAATCGACGCCCCACTCAAGGTAGTTCGGCAGGTCGCCAGCCACGCTCTTTTGCCCGTAGATGTTTTTGAAATCTACGTCGTGGCGGAGGAAAATTTCGTAGTTGCCGCCCTCCGACAAGATCGTGATGAACGGCAAAAAATATCGCCATATCTTCTGCTGGCTCGATCCGGCATCTCGGTAGGCTGTTTTGATAATAGTCTCAATCGACGTGCCGTCGTCGTCCATGGTGTTCGACAGCCGATAAATGTAGCCGTTGTCTGCGTCGCCAATCAGCAGAGAACCGTCCATTCCCTCGGCGTCACAGGCTGACAGGCACCCGACATTAAGCCCGGTCCATGTCGTGATACAGTTTCGCTTGCCATCGAGAACAGCAACCGTGCCGTTTGGCAGGGCATAAACAGCCTTGCGCTCTCCCTTGAGAACGTGGGCCTTGATCGCGGCCTTTTGCGCCTGGGTCAGCAGAGACAGAAGGGGGGTGTGTGTTTCTGGAACCGGAGTAAGCGAGGACGTGTCAAACGTGAACCAGTTATCAAAGCCAACGACGACACCGAAAGACATTGCGCCGTCGAGGCTGACACACCCGTTTGCGTCGCTCACCTGGACCAGCCTCATGTTATCCCGGTTGGTCCCGTAAAGGCACCACGCGGAGCGGTTCTTGAAGATCATCAGCCCGCCCGTCATTGGAGCGAGGCCGGTAATAAAATCGCCGTCGGCGTCTCTGACCTTGATGATGTCAAGGGCGTTCCAAGAGTCGTAATCTTCGAGACCGCTAAATCTGACATGGTTCGGATTGTCGGCATCGACAACGAACAGCCTCGAAGCATACACGCAGACAAGTATTGCCTTCGGCGGAGCGCCTGAAAGGTCCGTGCATGCCGTCCCGTCAAACCGAAATATGCTATCAGCGCCGTTTGACAGGATCAGATTGTCTTTCCATACGACGCCACGGAGAGGCTTTGAGGCTGTCAGGCCAGACTTGACGGTCGAGGCAAATGCCTCTATCTGAGACGACCCGTCCCACAGGGACGCATGAAGGGACGTGCCATGCTGTGCGACAAGATAATTGCTACCCGACTCCGTGGGCAGCACGAAGGCCGACAGCACGCCTCCCGCACCAAGCGACGTGGTGTTGACTTTGGACTTGCCGAGTCGTGTCTGTGGAAAGCCCTCTGGCGTAAAGACGCAGTTCTGCGCGACGACAAGCTGATTTGCGGCGATGAACTCTGGCAACAGTTGCCGGTTCTCGCCGCCGGTAAAATCTCGCTGCCGGTCAAGCTGCCAAGCATGAGACGCCGTCGTTCCCATTATCTCCCCGCTCCGCGCAAGTACGGGCTATTCCTGGGAAGCGGAACTTGCCGGTTCTCCCACTTTTTCAGAGCCTTAATTTCGGACTTGGACAAGCCCAGGCTTGGGCCGACGCGATCGTCAAGGTCATATTCGTAATACAGCGTCAGCAGGTGCCGCTCGAATGCTCCGCCAAACTCTTGCGGCCAAACCGTATCGCTTTCGTCGTCGCCATAGTTCGGCACTCTCGGCCCGTATTTCAGCGTGACAGTGGCCGCCGACAGACCGGGCTTGAAAGTAATGTTGGCCGCCGTCTGCACGAACCCTGTCGGCGCGTCAGCCGTAGCATCTTCCCCAAGATTAAAAGCCTCTTCATCGGAAAGACGATGCTTTTCTTCAAGGAAAAACCCGTCAGCGTCGTCAGGGCCTCCCGCTTTGACGTTGACGAAATACCCGAAATCGTCGGGCAGAAGGATGGTGCCATCGGTCACGGTTCTGGACGCCTGCTTTTCAAGACAACGCCACTGTCTTTCAATGGCCGTCTGCTGCATGATGCGGTTGAGCCACACCAGCATCTTTGCTCGGAGTTCGGCGGATTGGTCCTGAATGTGTGTCAGGACGTTATCGAGAACTGTCTTTGTCCTTACTTTCGCCATGCTTCAATTTCCTATGGACACCGAGAGACTGAGGGGTCGGGGCGACATACCCGCAAGTCGGGCACGTCAGAGCCTTCTTGCGTTCTGTCAGAAATTTTTGCGAGTACCTGGCGCGGTTGTATTTTTTATCCGCCTTGGTTTCCGGGGGCTTCTGTTTCGGCGCCGCCCTCTTTTTCTGAACGGCGGGAGCGGGCCTCTCGGGCACGTTCCCGCCGTCTTTGCACGTCTCTTGCTCTGCCTGCTGCGCCCTGATCTTGGCCCAATGCAGGGGGAAGCCCATGGTTAAACCCCCTTGGCGACAACGACCTTCCAGCCGTCCTCGGATGCCTCGTCAACAGCCGTACCGGTTGCGTTGACGAAGGTAACTGCCAGAGTGTTGGCAGCCTTGATCCTGGCCCCAACGATGCCGATGCCGGCCTCTACGGTGGGCTTCGCCACGGAAAGCAGAATGTCCGTGGCTTCGAGCCCTGCCACGGTGATGTCTTGCTCGGCGGTGGTGTTGGCGGCAACGGAGGCCAGGTCAACGCCGTTAACGGTATATTCGCGGATCGGGTTATGCGGGCCGATGTCTCGTACCCCGGCGATAGAAGTAGCCATATCCAAAAACTCCTATATGCGAGTGATGCGGGGGTGGACGGGACCACCCCCGCTGTCAGGTTGTTGTTCCGACTAATTGGTGGTGTTACTGTGTGGCGTTCACGACCAGGGCCACACAACCGATAAACTTGTCATCATCGGCCACCTTGGACCAGTTTGTGGCGGTGGCAAGCTGCGTGTTGGTCGGGTTCTGCGTAGTGACGCCCCACTTGACCAGCTTGAGGTGCGGGACGAAGTGGATGGTGGTTGCCAAAACGTCCTTCTGAGCCAGAATATCACGATCGGTCTCGGTCATGATGTCCTTCTGGAGCCCGAAGTACATACACCCCTTTTTCACCAAGTAGCAGGTATACAGGTTATACGGCGCAGTGGCGCCGGCGGTGACGGGGCAGTAGTCGGTCACGATGATTTCGAGGCCGAGGAAGGTGCCCTTGTCGCCGTTGATCTTCACGTTGTCGGGACCGAACCGCTCGGGGAAGCTGACGAGTTGCGACCGAAGCATGTCAGCATAAACCTTGCTGTGGACGATGATCGCGTCAAACTCGTCCATCGCGTCACCGAGAAGCGCACACGCGGCGATGACGGAGGTTGCCGTAATGATGACGGCAGCGGTCTCATCGGCGCCCGTCTTTTTGTAGTGGGTGTCCTTCAGCGCACCGGCGCTTGCATCGAAGACGCCATTCAACACTGAGATCAGGGTGTTTGCGATCTTCTTACCCCAAAAGGACGAAACCTGCTTGGCAATTTCCTTCATCGGGTCGTCGCCAGACAGGATTTTCGCCAGGTCCCGGGAGGCCCACGCCTTGCCACGATGGCAAACAACCCCGATGTCAGTCTCCGTGCTGATCTTGCCAGGGGTCAGGCTGGTGTCGTCGGTGACAACCTCGTCATCACCGGTGAGCTGGTCGTAAAAGGGAACCTTGGCGAAATGCCCGCCGTCCTTGATGTCGGCGTTGCCGTAGTCTTTGGTGGCAATGCCGAGCTTCACGAAGTCGATGTATTTGGAAATCTGCGCCGACACCATGTCAGACAGGACCTCCGGCACAACGACATCGGCAATCCTTACTTCAGCCATAAATGAATCTCCTTATCGCTATGGTCGCCTGTCAGCGAGCCATGTGCTTGTCAAGTAACTGCTGGTAGTGTTTCGGGTTCGTCTGCTTGTACTTCTGGACCGCCTTCGAGCCGAGGTTCATGAGTTGCTGGAAGGACGAAACCTTGACACTTCTGACGTTGGCCCCGGCAGATGCGCCGCCGACAATCTTTTCCTTGCCGTCCTCCTTCTGCTCTCGTTGCGCCCGGGCTACCTTCCCCATGTTTTTGACAACATAGTCGCTGGCCCACCGGATTGTGGCGATAACCCCCTGCGTCCTGGCTCGATCGCGGAACTCTTCCTTGAGAATGGGGTCCTTTTCAAGCATTGCCGCGAACCTGTCAGATCGTGCGTTCCATTCTTCGGGACTGATCCCTGAATGTTCGCGGAAGAACTCTGCGCCCCTTTCGAACTGGCCGAGAAATTCCCTCTCCCGAACCTGCGCTTGTTCCTGCCCGCGTTGCTCGTTCTCCCACTGTTGCCGCTTCGCCTCGTTGTCGTCGTAGGCATCGAGGAGTCGGTCTATCTCGCGGTGAACCCTGGCGGCGTCAACTTTTTTGCCTTCGAGGTCGAGGTCTTCGGCTTTCTCGCGCAGACTTACGATGTGAGCATTGAACTTGTCGGGGTCAACATCGAAAAATTGCGGCGGCTGTTGCTGCCGTTGTTTCTCCTGTTGCTCAAAC